CACCTCATCATGCAGATCCCAGAAATCATAGATGTCCTGGGATGGCATCTGGTTACAGCGGTCGTCGCTCCCAGCGAGCTGAAAATAACCGTTACCCACGTCCGCAACTTCTTCAGTCAGTTCGCAGAGAACTCCGAGACAGCAATACCCGTAGGTATCATCATCGTTAAGGATTCTGAGAAAGTCACGATCCTGCTCGTACTCGCCAGACCTAAGAGCTTTCACCCATCGATCACGGAGCGTAGAAGGGATACGGACGTAATCCGGTGTGTTGCAGTATCTGTAGAGATACTGGAAACATTCGCTTGAAATCAGATTCATAAGTATTCTCCTTTAGGTTACCCAGACGGGGCCGAAGCCCCTCTTGCTAGTCGTAGTGCGCCTCATGAAGATCCCAGTCGAGATCCGGGTTCTCCAGGTTCTCCTCGATCAGCTTGGCCAGCTGGCCGTATGTTGCTGGCTGGCTGCTGTTCAGCGCCTCGAACGTGCACGCCAGACCAGCTTCATACATAGCGTCCTGAAAGTCCGAGGTTCTTTCGTCGCCCGGTTCTTCCACTCGCTTATCATCCCGCGTGCGGAAGAACTCTCCCACGGCACAATAGCACCACGGGTTGATGTCTCCATCTCGCATAGCGTGGTCGATTGGCTGATCGATAGGCATGGTGCCTACGAAATCGATGAAGTCTTCTACGATGTTGTCAAAGTCAGACATAAGTATTCTCCATTGGTTGTCCTAGACGAGCAGTTTCTGTCCATGCTCAGGGACTAGGTTTACCACAGGAGTGGTAAACTATTCTCGGTAGTCGTCATAGATCTCAATCGTCGGGAACATCCCGAAGCTGATGATCAGTGAGTGGTTGTAGCTCTCCTGAATACGCTGCAGCGTCTGCAGATCCGGCACCCATATCCTAACGGAGTAGGATCGGACAGGACCCACATCGCGTGCGGCTTGCTCAGGAGTCGGCTTCCGGTAGAAGGTCTCGATGAACGCAGTGGTCTCGCAACCCGTGCGTTCAGCGATCTTGTCTGCCAGTTCCTGGTATTCGCCTGGATAATCGTACCCAGACGTGTACCACCCAGTAGTGTAGTAGATCGTGAATTCCATAAGTAATCTCCTTGGTTCCTAGACGGGGCATTGCGCCCCCACTTTCACAGAGTCTCAGGCATGACAAACCATGCGAGAACTGCGAGAGACATCGCTAGCCACCAGAATTCTGCAACAGCAGCTAAGGCCGCTAGCGTGAATAGCACGTAGGCTATCCGTTTGAATAAACCTGTGAATATCAAGAATCACCTCGTTCATTCCAGCGGTCAAGCTCTTGCTGCGACTCGTAGTCCAGATCGATCTCATCGATGACCCAGTCACTCACTTCTGCTTCGTAGACTTCAACATCCTGAATGTCCAGCCTCTCCACCTTTCTGGAGAAGTTGTAGTCATAAGTGACCGGGTCTCTAAGGTCGTACTCATCAACCTTCCCACCTTCTGCTGACTCCGACACAACAACGTGATAGCCGTCGTCATCGATGCGCAGTTCCAGGCGGTCTAGCTCAGCCACCGTGATATCATTGAAGTCAACGTCCACCGTGCCGGTGACCGTTAAGGTCACTTCTACGGTAGCAGTACCGTTGACAATCAAAGAATCCCGACCCTCTTCGACTGCACGCTCGGCATGTGCCAGGACAGCGTCGTAGATGGAGGTAGGCAGCTTAGATTTCAGTACTTCGCTCATAGGTATATCTCCTGTTGGTTACCCAAACGCCTCTTACGAGGCGGCTATGTCAATGATGCACTCAGTATGCAGTGCGGATACGCTCTGCCAATCATCGAATGATGAGTACTTCTGGCCGATCAGTTCGCACCAGTTGTCCCAAAGGACTCGGCTCCCGCCTAGCTCCTCGCACAGTTGCACGTAGGAGCGGATTTTACGAAGCCTGGTGCTAGCTTTCATGCCGTCACGAATGACGAACTCCGAGACGTCAACGTCATAGAGCGTAGCATTCTGACCATCGATGCAACCGACTTCGAAGCCCAGCAGCTGGGCCACGAAGCCAGCTTTGACAGTGCCGAGACCAGGGATCTCAAGCAGCGTGTCAATAGCATCGACAGGATCTTCGTTGTTGATGGCATGACGTAGCAGTGTGAACAAGCGAGCGCTATTGTGTCGGACGTGCTGATATCCTTCCTTCTTGAAGGAGAACATCGTGGGCGCATCCAGCTTCAGCTCTCGCCACTCTCTCAAGATCTGCGGGACTGTGTGAAACTGCTGCTGGATTGTAGCCAGCGTGAAGTCTACAACCGGGATCAGAGCGGTGTGTCCATTTTCCCAGACCCAGTCAGAGATCAATCGATTGTGAAAGTTCATAAGTATTCTCCTGTGGTTATCTCCTGTGGTTACCTAAACGCCCTCAGTCGAGGGCGAGCAGTAGGATTGAAGCGCAGAACCAGACCGCCATCACGATGTCCATTAGACTGACACCGGTTGGTCGAGCAGCTGCTCCATGCCGTAGGCACGGTCAACTAGATCGAACTGTGCTTCACGCAGTGACAGACCGTAGTGTCCCCAGTAGCTGGAGAGATCATGCGCAGCGACTGCCCATGTAGCGAACTGGCCTGCATGCTTCGCGAGCACAAACCCACCAGAATCATCACCAAACCATATCACTGTATGGATATCGTCGGCTGATTCAATAGCTGAGTTTTTTGCTGCGATCTTCTCAAATATGCACATTGTACATCTCCTGTTGGTTACCTAGACGGGCCTGAGCCCGTGAGTCACTTGACTGCGGCGATCTTGCCATCCTTCATGGTGACTTCTGCGAAGAACTCCCGACCCCCACCTTGTAGGTGAGGACGTCGAGCCCCAACGAATGTGCCGTTATCCGTGTACTCCGGACCAAATATGCTGGTTTCAGTGTAGCGGAGCGGCTGGCCGATGGACTCTTTGAGTTGCTTCTTTGAATCGTAGTTCAGTAGCATCATGTGCTATATCTCCGTTGGTTACCTAGACCCGCCGAAGCGGGGCAGCTTAGCAGCTAGCAGCGATCCGAACCAGATCGCCGTCTCGCAATTTCCTAGCCTGTCGCATCCAGTAGGCACAGAGTGATCGAGCGTCCGCAGGATTGCCTCTACGGAACCGCTGATCAGCCTGTACATTGTAGACCATGACGGCTTCTTGCAGCTTGTGACGTTGTGTGATAGTCATTTCAGACCTCCTGCTCGATTACAACCAGACCCAGATCCTGCAGCACCTCCAGCTCCTCAGCTGTGGCGTAGACAGGCGGATAGTCAGAATCAGACACCAGTTCAGCGTCGTCTTCATAGTAGGCGTGCTCAGATTCGAAGTCATACCATACGTCGTCAGATATCTTGATAATGCTCATTGCATTCTCCTTTGGTTACCTAAACGCAATTGAGAGTGTCCACTATCCAGAGTCATAGACTCCGAACAGTGCTCACTCTCCACATGCCTGTGTTCGTTTCGACAGGAACCACCCTGTCTATGCCGGTCACCCAGCATAGCCTCTCGGCTCATCAGTAGGCTTTAGGAGAGATATACTTATATCACCCAGTAGGCTTAATCACCTCGGTGCATCACTCCCAAGCCCAATAACTGGACTGCCCACTCACTAGCTCCCAGCACGTCCCGTGCCTGCCCTGCTCATGGTTCAACCTACGCCAGAGATGTGGAGATGGATCCGTTACCTTCGGAAACCACAATGCACGCAAGCGAACATCCCAGAATCACCCGTCACCGGATTTCATCCACATCCCCTCTTGGGAGGATGGCTAGAGCACCACACCTCTAGCTGCACGTCAGGTTTCAGCAGATAGTCACCTATCAAACTGTGGATCGCGCTTTGCAGATCCATTCTTCCGGGAGCCTGATTCTCCCTGACCGTTTCGTGGCCCGTCCGACACATCTTCGTGGACCCCCCTGGCACTGTCTCCAGAAGGTGAGTCATCCCAACTCATACATACCATTATACAGCAATGAGCGAGGATGTCTAATACCGATTTGTTATAAGCTTATAACTTTTAGTTATAGATGTTCGTGCCACACTCTGTCCCTCGTGTCAAGTTTTTTCTTAGATCATTTAGTTATAAGCATAGGGCATCCGGTTATATGGGGCGGGATTTAGTTCGGTAGCCACACAATCTCACGAAATAGAGAAAAACAGGCCATAGTTAGGGGGGAAAGTCAAGTCTTGACACAGAGAAAATGCTGGATCTAGCCGATTTAGGGGTCTGACCTGATTTTTCAACCGGTCTTTGAAGTTTTCCTAGTTTTCACTATACATAATCAACCCTGTTTTGTTTGAAATATTAGACCAGAGTCTAAAATTCTTTTGTTACAGGGTAAATCCTTGTTCCCAAAGGGAAAATAGGAGATTTCAGAGACTCTGTAACAATTTAATTTGCTGATTTCTTTGAAAAATTGGAGATATTTCCTATCATTGTTGTATAGGAGTAATGTTTATCTAGTCTGGAGCGATTACTTTAGCGACAGACATGCAGAGGCCCCTTGGGGGGCCGATCTAGACGTCTAGGGGCTGCACAGCAGCCGATTGTTCAGACCTAAGTACTCCGGTCTGAACTAGATATAGAGAGTTACCTTAGGATCGTCTGTCTCTCCAACAGACATCAGGGGACTTCCAAGCGCTCAGTTTGGTTCCAGTCCCCTTAGTTCTTCGCTCCTCTGGTGGAATGCAGACACGCCGTCCTCAGAAGTCGGTGACCGGAAGGTCGTCCAGGTTCAAATCCTGGGGGGAGTACCAATCTGGGTTAGGGCAAATTGGCTAAGCTACCCGCCTTGGAAGCGGGGGGACCTGGTTCGAATCCAGGAATCCAGACCAACTATCTACTGCGGAGCCTCCCTATCGCTCCGAAGGAAGCACCTCGCCAACAAATTGGCGGGGGCGGAATAAAGGCCCTTGAAACATTTATCCGGATGATGCCCTGTCTTGTAAACAGGAGAACGCGGTTCGATTCCGTGCTGGGGCTCCAACACCGGTGTACACTTCCCGGCTCTGTCCATTATTAACGTACATGAGTATATTGTGTACACATGCGGCGAATATGCGGAGATTACCCCTTCTATTCGACGCATTATCTGCGGAGAATATCCAACCAGTTTAGCGTCCGACCGCACAATAGGAGGTCGCGTGAATCTAGAGGAACAGTTCCTCAATGCCATGAAGCAGTCCCCGTACCAGTTTCCAGATGACTTGGTGATGAAGCATCTGAAACTGGCAAGGCTGTTTGATGAGTCTCCTCAAGTCCTTGGCCTGCACATCTTGATGCTAGGGATCATGACGGACTACTACAACCGCAAGCGCGAAACAGACACCATGACTTTCAATGAGCATCTCGATGCGATCTACGAATGTCTCGAAGGAGACGGATTCGAGTTCGAATGGGGTGAAGAAGATGAGGATGACGATGAATAAGTCCGGCCAATGCACAGACAGCCAGCAAGGCAAGTCTCCCAATATTGCCCTCGGCAAGACCTCCCCTAGTCCTACCCACGGACAAGCCTCTAAGATCCCCAACATCAACACAGATCAAAACAATGCCCTCGGAACACCGGCACCCACACGCCGAAGCAATTGAGGTCATCTTGAGGTCTGATCCTGCCCGTCCCATTGAGGTGCAGGAGGATCAAGAGGAGCTGCTCATCGATGAGTGGCTGACAGAACCCGAACTCCAGGCTCTGGAGGACTATAATGCCTCTCGTGTACAGGGAGACTCCTGAGTCGAGCGCTATCGAGGTTGTAGGGTACGATCCCCTCACTTCGGAGCTGAGAATCGTCTTCAGAGGCAAGCAGGGCTACCCAGAGTACATTTGGGGTGGTTTCCCGGCTTCTCAAGCACAAGATTTCCTCTTTTCACGGTCGAAAGGGGAGTGGTACCACCGGTACATCAAAGGCCGGAAAGAATATACTATTAAGCCAGCTATCGGATCGTTCCGACTAGCTGCTGTTATCCGCAGGCTGGCCAGAGCGCTGGTTCCTGGGCGATAGGGAGAGAGATGAGCGACTCAACTAAGGAGGTGATCCGAGACAACCAGGGGCGATGGCCCAAGGGTGTAAGCGGCAATCCCAAGGGTCGTCCCCTGGGCGCTAAGAACAAGATTACTGCTCTCAAGCAGGATCTCGAACTAGCTATCCGAGAGGGGCTCCAGAAGAACGACATCAATGCCATTGTGGTATCGATGATCGCAGAGGCACAGAACGGAAACGTGGCTGCTGCCAAGCTGATCCTCGACAAGGTCCTGTCCAGCGCTAAGGTGGATGAGGACGTGAATGAGAGCGGCAACAAAATCCAAATCACTATCGAAAACTTCACGGTACAGCCTGAAAAGGAAGATGGGGACATCTTCGAAGGTGAAATCGTAGACCAAGAGGAAACATCATGAGCACAGGTGGTAAGGTTACCAACCAGCACCAAGTAGACCAGAGCGGTGGCGCACAGCTGGTGGGCAAGGCCCCATCTGCTCCTCGTCGTGCACCGGCACAATTCCAAGGCAAGTCAGGTAAGCCCGACAACCAGACAACCTGGCGCGGTAAGGGGAAGAACTAATGCCGAAGCGTCGTCCAGTCGAGCTGAGCGATTACGCTAAGAGTAGGCTGAAGGATCTTGATCGAGCCAAGACTACTGGCAAGGGAGCTGCAAGAGCTGCCGCAGACAAGACCATTGGCCGCAAGGCTTCTAATCGCACAGCACTAAACGCTGCCAAGAAGGCTTTCAACAGAGCACAATCTTCTAACTAAGGAAGAACATGGCGGCAAGAACGGGAGAGTTCCAAGTCCGCCTGCATCCCGGTCAGGTGGAGATCTACAATTCGCCTGCCCGATTCAAGGTGGTAGCAGCGGGTCGTAGGTTTGGAAAGTCGCACTTTGCGGCGTATATGCTGGCGATCCATGCGCTAGCCAGCACAAACTACGCAGGCTACAACCTGACCACGGAGCATGGTGTATATTACATCGCTCCAACTTTCGATCAGGCCAAACGTGTCATGTGGCCCAAGCTTCGCGAGATCTTGGGTTACAAGAACCAGGGTGGGCTAATCGCGAAAGAGAACGTCAACGATGGTTGGCTCGAACTTGTCTCTGGTCGAAAGATCTACATCAAAGGTGCTGACAACCCAGATTCCCTCCGGGGTATCGGTCTCAGTTACGTTGTACTCGACGAGTACGCTGATATGAAACCTGAAGTCTGGGAACTCATCATCCGTCCTGCTCTGGGTGACGTTGAGGGGGAAGCCCTCTTCATCGGTACGCCTAAGGGCAAGAACCACTTCTGGAAGCTCTTCATCAACGCGGTGGAGAAGCCCAACCCTGAGAACTTCGATCCCAACCCTTGGGACGACTGGGAAAGCTTCCACTTCAAGTCCCTTGACAACCCGTTCCTGAATCCGAAGGAAATCCAGTCGATGATGACTGGTAACCTGTCGCGGGAGGCGGTACGCCAGGAGCTGGAGGCTAGCTTCGTCTCTGGAGCAGGCAAACACCTCAAGCCTGAGTGGTTCGATATTGTGGATGGCCTACCTGGCCACACAGAGGGATACGGTCAGATTATTGTGACTGTGGACCTTGCTGGGTACGCCAAGTCTGATGGCAAGCACACTCCTCGTTCTGACGAGACGGTCATCTGCACCACCTGGGCTGGGAACGATACCTGGTACGTGCTAGACATGCAGCACGGACACTGGGACGTTCGCGAAGTAGCCCTAAGAATCATGAGAACGGCTGGCCGCTACCAAGGGTGCCAGCTCGGTATTGAAAAGGGTGCCCTCATGAATGCGGTATGGCCGTATCTTGAGGACTACATGCGGGATCTGAACCGGTATGTGAATCCGCACCCACTCTCGCACGGCAACACAAAGAAGTTGGATCGCATCGTCTGGGCGCTCCAAGGTCGAGCCCAGCGAGGACACATCAAGCTCGTAAAGGGTGAATGGAACCAGTGGTTCCTGGACCAGTGCGCCGATCTCGGTGACCCACTCTCTCACGACGACGGACCTGACGCTCTCGCGTATGTGGACCAGCTAGCCCAGACCTCTTACATCGCACTCGATGAGATTGAAGAGTGGGAACCACAGGACCTTATTTCAGGATACTAGTAGATGGCTGAAGTCAGTACACAAGGACAGGAGATTCTAATTGACTCTCCTGATTCCGCCGATGATTCGAACAAGGCGGCACTGCTCCCTGGTGGGGAACTTGTGGCATGGGTAGTCCATCGTGTTGGTATCTGGCGGGACCACCGCAGCATGTACTACGATGCGCTGTGGCAAGAGTATTGGAGACTGTGGAGAGGCCAGTGGAGTATCGAGGATCAGAACAAGTCCTCTGAGCGTTCTCGACTGATCGCCCCTGCCCTATCTCAAGCCATTGAGACCTCGGTAGCTGAAATCGAAGAAGCTGTCCTGTCTCGCGAAGTCTGGTTTGACATCGCTGACGATATCGCTGACGAAGAGAAGATGGACGCCACGCTGATGCGTGACCAGCTCCTGGAAGACATCGAGCTGGTAGACGGTAAGTCTGTGATCTCTGAAGCTGTGACGAACGCGGCTATCTTCGGTCAGGGTACCATCAAGATCAACACTGAGATCCTCCCTGGCAGCAAGCTCAAGCGGAACCCGGCCAACGGTGCCCTGGAAGCCGAAGACGACTCACGGTTCGTGGTTCGTTGGGAAAGCTACAGACCCGACCAGGTCATCCCGGACAGCTCCGCTTCTAACATCCAGCAGATGCTCGGTATTGCTTTCGAGCACAAGACGCCTACGCACGCAGTCCTAGAGAAGATCGAGCGTGGCATCTATGATGACCGTGCCCTCCCTTATCTGGGCGGCTCTCCTATCCCTCGGGATGTGTACAGCCAGGAAGAGCCAACTGCTGCTGGTAAAACTGATGTTGACGTCACCCAGGTGATCGAGTACCACGGCAAGGTTCCCCTGGAGCTGCTGAATCGGGCTCAACGCAACATTACAGCGGTTGATGACCTCCTGGACGCTGAAGGGCGTGCAACAGGCTCATCTGGTCCTCTAGTAGAGGCTATCGTGACCTACGCGAATGATGGTGTCCTCCTGCGTGCCATCATCAATCCGTTTACTATGAAGGACCGCTCTGTTGTGTCTTTCAGCTGGGATAAGGTCCCAGGTAGGTTCTGGGGAAGAGGTGTAAGTGAGAAAGGCTACAACCCACAGAAAGCTCTGGACGCAGAGATGCGCAGTCGTGCTGACGCTCTGGGCTTTGTCTCTGCCCCTATGCTTGGAATCGATGCCGGACGTATTCCCCGTGGCTTCAAGCCAGAGGTCAAACCCGGTAAGGTATGGCTGACTCAAGGGAACCCGGATGAGATCCTGCGACCTGTCCAGATCGGAAACCTCGAACCTAACACATTCAACCAGTCTCGCGAACTACAAGAGATGGTTCAGATGGGTACTGGAGCGTTTGACACTGCTTCTGTACTTCGTGGACAGACCGCTTCAGGCGGGAATGCTGCGAATGCCGGATCCATGCTCATGGGAGCCTTCGTCAAGCGAAGCAAGAGAGCGATCCAGAACGTAGACCGTCAACTGATGCAGCCGCTGATCAAGAAGACAGCGTGGAGATATCTGCAGTACAACCAGACGCGGTACCCGTTCAACGACACCAAATTCCTGGTCAAGGCTACCCTGGGTATCGTTGCTCGCGAAGTCGAGCAGCTGAACCTGACGCAGCTCATGGCCATGCTGCCAGAGGATTACCCTCAGGTAAAGGTTGCTGTAGCTCAAGGCATCATGGAGATGTCTGCTGTAGTGAATAAGGCAGAGATCATGGCAGCGATGGAGCAGGCTCTGCAGCCTGACCCAGAAGCAGAGGCACACGCCAAGAAGCTGCGTGAGTTCGAAGCTGAAACCGCTGAACAGGCTCTGACCGAACAGATTCTGAAGAACAACAAGCTGCAGGCTGAGACGCGCAAGCTCCTGGCCGAAGCAGAGAAAGCTGAGCGAGAAGCCAGCGTAGCTGAGCAGAAGATCTATCTGCAAGCACAAGACCTCCAGCTCGATGCTGAGCGCAACCAGATCGACGCAGCTCGTGTCGAGGTTGAACGCCAGCGTGTCGCACGAGAGGCCAACAACAATGAGTAACGGGAGATACTATGGATACGCAACCAGACCTGTGGGAGAAGCTGACTGACTCCGAAAAGGAGACCTTTGGCAAGCTCCAATCGACACTAGGATCTCCTGGATGGGCTATCATCCTCCAGGACATCACTGAAAAGCTTGAGGGCCTAGCCGGTGTGCTAGACAACGCCCAAAGCTGGGACCAATACAACTATGCTCGCGGCCTGCGAGATGGGCTGGTCCAAGTCATCAACATCCCTGACCGACTCAACCTTGAGTTCGCTCAAGCGGTACAAGAGCGTGCAGAATCAGAAGAGGCCCCACTCGTAGGAGATGGCGAAGCTTTCGTATGATCCTCCACGACTACAAGTGCCGACGATGCGGTCATGTAGAAGAACATTTCGTCAAGAGTGACGAAACCTCGATGCCCTGCACTCAGTGCCTGGGCACAGCTGAGAGAGTAATCCTGAAGGCCCCGTCTCCTGACTGGCTAAGCCTTGCCCAGGGTCACTCTGCATCCCCAGAAGCAATCGACAAGTTCGATAGGATGCACCGCCAACAGAAGGAAAAGGAAGAAAAGACCAAGGCCGAACATGGTGACTACGGTCCCCGGCCTGGGGCGGACTAGAATTCCCCCTTCACTTCATCAAACTCAAACCCACAACCCATATTGGGCGGGATAGGAGATTACAATGGCTCTAGTAGATCCAACCAGAGACGAGAATCTGGAAAAGCATACCGCAGCTGCAGCAGCAGAAGCACCGAAGGACGACAACCCAGCCCCGGAGGTTCCGGACAAGCTGAAGGGTAAGTCCCCCGAAGAAGTGTACGAGATGTACCTGAACGCCGAGAAAGATCGTAGCCGCATGGCTAACGAACTCGGTGAAGTGCGCGGCATGGCAGACCGTCTTCTCAAGATTGAAGAGGCAAGAGCTGCTGGTGAAGGTTCCCAGGACCCTGTGCAGGAAGTCACGATTGACCCCACAGAACTCCTGGCTGATCCAACAGCAACCATTAGCAAGTATTTCGAAACACGCGAAGCAAAGCTGCGAGAAGAGTACGACTCAAAGATCCAAGCGCTGGAAGGTGCGGTGTCTGGCACAAGCCTGACTGTCCGTCACAATGATGCGCAACAGATCCTGAACTCTGAGGAGTTCATCGAGTACTGTAAGGGAGACCCCTTCCGCCTGCGTGCTGCCCAGATGGGTGCCGCTGGTGACCAAGAAGCCCTGGTCGAACTGATCAACTCGTATAAGGCTGCAAACGAGTCCCACTCCGGTGATCCGGAAGGACAAGCACCAGCCAGACGCAGTACAGCTCCCGTATTCGAGGGCTCTGCTACTGGAGACGCACCTGCGCCTAAGGGCGAGATTATCAAGCGGACTGATATCATCAAGAAGAAGCTTGAAGATCCCGAAGGTTACCTGGATCCTGCCTATCAGCAGCACATCCAGCAAGCCTATCTCGAAGGGCGGGTGAAGTAATCAACCCAATCCCTAATAGGAGATAAGACGTGGCTCTAGGAACTAACCACATTATCACCACTGAGGTACCCAACTTCATCCCGGAGCTGTGGTCTGATGAGGTGATCGCTGCCTACAAACAAAACCTGGTAGCAGCAAACCTGGTACGCAAGCTCAACCACCGTGGCAAGAAGGGTGATACTATCCGTATCCCTACGCCGACTCGTGGCTCTGCTAGCGACAAAGGCGCTCAGTCTCAAGTTACTCTGATCCAACACGGAGCAGATGCTGGACTGGTCGTATCTATCGACAAGCACAAGGAATACAGCCGCTTCATCGAAGACATCGTTGACGTGCAAGCGCTGGCTTCTCTGCGGCAGTTCTACACTGACGACGGTGGTTATGCCATCGCTAAGCAGGTTGACACCGACCTCCTGGTCGAGTTCTTCAACACTGGCTCTGCGTCTCTGGTGTACACTGCTTCTACCAACACCCTGGAAACAACGTCTACCTTCGACACAATCTACGAAGGTGACGGTTCTGTCTGGGACGAAACTGCTTCTACAGACATCTCTGATGCGGGTATCCGTGCTCACATCAAGGTTCTGGACGACGGTGACGTGCCGATGGCTGAGCGTTTCTACGTTGTTCCAACTATCGTTAAGCAAGACCTGACAGGTATCGCCCGTTTCACGGAAGAAGCCTTCGTCGGTGAGCGTGCAGGTGGTAACACCATCCGCAACGGTATCGTTGGTAACGTGTACGGTGTAGAAGTCTATGTCACAACTCAGCTGCCGCTGGTTGACGACTCTTCTAACAACGCCGACAACGTAGCTGGTATCCTGTTCCAGCGTGACGGTATGCTCCTCGTAGAGCAGATGGGAGTTCGCTCTCAGACGCAATACAAGCAGGAGTGGCTGGCTGACCTGTTCACTGTAGACATGCTCTACGGCGTTAAGGTTCTGCGCGACAGCAACATCGTTACTTTCGTAGTTCCGACTACGTAAGCAACTGCTGCTTAGGATAGGGGGCCTTCGGGTCCCCTTTTCCGAACCTCTATCTGGGAGACTTTAATGGCTACAACATACCTGCAGCTTGTGAACCGCGTCATGCGCAAGCTCGGAGAAGATGAGCTAGACGGCTCCACTACTGAGCTGACAGAAGACTACCAGAAGCTCGTTGGTGACATCATCAATGATGTGAAAGAAGAAGTCGAGGATGCCCACCAGTGGCGTGCCCTGCGACAAACGATCAATGTCACTATCCTGGCTGGAGCACAGTCTGGGACGGTAACTGGCGCAAACGAGCGGTCTCGCCTAGTCCGGATCTTCCAACAGAACCGCATCCAGGTGATCCCACTCGCGTTCGATATCACTGATTCGGACAACCCTGACCCACTTATTGAGATCGATCTGGCGGAACTCATCTACCGCGACACCATCGACACGGATACTCGTCAGGATCCCACCTATTTTGCACTGGACAACAGTTCTGGGGATGGCCTGGACCTGTTCGTTTGGCCCCGCCCCTCTGGTGATCGCACAATTCAGCTCACCATCACTGTTCCCCAAGCACGCTTCGCTGACACAGATCTGAGTGAAATCATCAAGATCCCTGTGCGCCCGATCTTCGTCGGTGCTGTCTGGCACGCGATGGAAGAGCGTGGGGAAGAGCTGGGTACAAACGGTCAGTTCAACGAACAACGCTTCAACGAAGCACTTGCTACTGCGGTCTCTCGGGACGATGCAGAAGCGGGTAACATCACGGAACTTGTGAGTGTCTAGACAGCTCCTTCCTATTGATCTGGTTTCGCCTGGCTCTGCCGGGCTGAACCTGCAGCAGAAGGGTTCGATCCTGAACCCGATCTGGGCGACCCTGGCCACGAACTGTGTCGTGGACGATGCTGGGCGTCTTGCTGCGCGTAACGGGTACTCCGTGACGACAACGACTGACATCACCAGTCTACCGGACGTAAAGACCATCTTCGAATACATTCAGGGGGATGGTGTAGTTGAACCTATCGTAGCCTGGGACGGTGGAATTGCGAATGACCTGGCAGACCCGGAAGGGAACGACATCTCTGGAGCAGTCACAGACACAGACGGCAGATGGAACTTCCACAACTTCAACGAGAAGGTTATTGGATTCCAAGACGGGCAGAAGCCTGTGGTTCGTCCTTCTGCTAGCAACTTTGCTACTGTCGTTGAGTCTGGCGGTACTGCACCTACTATTTTCAATGGTGTGGGGTTTGCTGGGTATGGTCGCGTCTGGGGTCTCGACTCTGACGGACAGACTATCCGTATTTCTGGCCTACTCGATGAGACTGATTGGGACACTACTGCGGACTCTAAGACGATTGATATGTCCAATGTATGGACAGGCGGTATGGACGTTGTATCTGCTATCACGGCGTTCAACGGTCGCCTCATCGTCTTCGGTAAGAACCACATCGTCATCTGGGAAGACGGGACCGGATCACAGCTCGGTATCGACCCAGACAACCTCGTCGTCATCGACGTCATCCAGGGGACGGGGTGTGAATCTCAGCACACAATTCAACACATTGGTGAAGCCGACATCGTCTTCCTTTCGCGCAATGGTCTTCAATCTCTGGGGCGCGTGATCCAGGAGAAGTCGAACCCGCTGACCAATGTCTCTAAGTACGTCCGGGATGATTTCCTGGGTGACTTCAGGCTCAACGGAACCGATACAGTACAATCCTCCTACTATGGGGAAGATGGGCTCTACGTACTGAGCCTGCCCGACGTAAGTAAGACATGGATCTTCCATGTGAAGAACGCCTTTCGGGATGAAGAAGGGGACACGGTTTTCCCAGCTACTACATGGACGTTGGCACCGACAGCATTGGAGGTCCGCAGGGATGGGACTCTTCTGTTCGGTGGGCCTGGTCAAGTCTGGACCTACGGGAATGACTCTGACGCTGGATCTCTGATCGACTTCAAGTACGCCAGCCCGTGGCTGGATCTGGGAGAGAACATTGCGAACAGACTGAAGATGCTGAAGCGTCTGGGATCTATCCTGTTCGTCCGTAACAACACCAACATCAGCTTCAGCTGGGCTGTAGACTTCAAGGAAGGACGCAAGTTCGCCAACGCTGAAGTCGTTGACCCCGTAGTCTCCGAATGGAATGTAGGGGAGTGGGGTCTGGCTGAATGGTCTGGTGGACTGTTCCTCAACATCATTAAGGTTCCCGCTCGGGCTACAGGGCAGTACTACAAGGTCTACCTGGAGTCTAACGTACAGGGCCAATTCGCCCTGCAGCAGCTGGAACTGTTCGCTAAGGTAGGAAGAATCGCCTAATGAGTGACTACACCCAGATCAATGACTACAGCGCCAAGGATGCCCTGAGCACGGGTAACCCGCTGAAGATCATCAAGGGATCCGACATCGATGCCGAACTGGCAGCGATCTCTGCTGCTATCGCAACCAAGTTCGACACAACTTCTATTGCTGACGCTAGTGAAGCGCAAGCTGGTAGCTCTAACACGGTAGTGATGACCCCTGGCCGGGTTACAACCTGGGCGGCGAATGCTGCTGGTATCGTGGAGGATCTCCAAGCTCTCGCTGCCCCTGGTGCTGACCGTATTCTCTTCTGGGACCACTCCGCTCTGGCGACTGCGTTCCTGGAAGTTGGTACCGGTCTGGAGATCGACGGCACAACTCTGAACAGCTCTGGTGACCTGACAGCGATCACGCTGACGGCTGGTGCCGGACTGAGTTACAGCGTGGGTGGTACCGACCTATCAGCTGACGCTACGATTGACCTGGACGTAAACGAGCTGACAGCTGCCGCTATTGCTGCTGGTGACTTCCTGGCCTTCGCTGACGTAGACGACTCTAACGCACCAAAGAAGATTACCTTCGCCAACCTGGAAGCCGCAATCGACCCAGGTAACCTTGGTGGCGGTACCAGTGCGGTACTGGAGACTCGTACCCTGACAGCCGGTGCTGGCCTCTCTGGTGGAGGTGACCTGTCTGCCGACCGTACCTTCGACGTAGACATCACGAATGAGACTGAGCTGGCTGTAGTACCAGCTGACGATGACGAGCTGCTGATCTCTGACACTGACGACAGCAACACAGTTAAGAAGATCTCCGTGGCTAACGCTATCGGTAATCAGCTGGGAGAAGGCCGACTGTCTGCCGCATCTGCGCAGGCCCTGTCTTCCGCTACAGAGACTGACGTCACATTCGGCACAACGGACTACGACAACTTCCAACGCGGTACATGGTCTAGCACCACCTACACGGCTGGCTCTGATGGAGCTAAGCTGCTGGTATCTGCTACGGTCACTGCCGACACCTTGGGCAGCGGTGAAGAGCTACGAGTCAAGATCTATGAAGGTTCTAGCTCGGTAGTGAACCACAACATCTCGAACCAAGCGGACAGCAACAGTAAGGACTGGTCTGTAACGGTAACGGCTGTGGTCAGCCTGTCTGCTGGACAGGTTATGAAGGTCACAGCTGAGACCTCTCAAGCGGAGACCCTGGGTAGCGGAGATCGCACCGTCCTCAGCATCGTAGAACTAGGATAACAATGACTGCTTTTTACGACTACATGGACACTGTAGTTCAGCCAGTCGCTGAATACAAGTTTGATGAAGCATCCGGGAACCTGGCTAACACCGGTAGTGGTACTATGGGTGACCTGGAAGCTGTAGGCACTCCTGTGTACCGACAGCCTGGGTATGCCTTCGAGGACTCTCTGGTCCCTGATGACCCTACGTACCAGATCGACTTCGATGGTACTACAGAGCAGTTCCATACGAAAAACATCACAGCCATCCAGAGCCTGACCGAAGGTGCGATCATTGTGATGTACTCTCCAGACACGGTCCACACTACCAATCTGGTCATTATCCAGGATGAGGCGGATCCGATCACGGAGCTTCTGCAGATCGCTCTCATCGCAACTGATGAGGGTTGCCGTCTACAGTTTCTCAGCGGAGCCAACTCACGTAACATCGAGTTCGCCACTCGCATCAGTGGTACAGGTTGGAGCCCGAACGTGCAGACGAGCGACGTCACGCACATGCTCATCTTCCAGTATGATGTGACTGAGGATGAGTACCAGGTGTGGCTGGACGGTCACCGACTGTCCGGACAGATCGAGGAAGTGGAGACTGTAGACACTACCGGAGGCAGTCCTGGATGGATTGCAGACATGGTTGCACCAGGTGTTCTGAGTGTTGGAGGTCTGGCGACTTACAGCGGAGGCAGCTACACTGGTGGGGCCAACTTCTTTGATGGTCAAGTCGAGTACGTAGCCTTCACTGACGCTCCACTCAGCATGAGCAACATCCGCGAGATGTGGAAGAGATGGATCGGCGGTATTGAACGTGCTGAGTCTAACACCACAGTCGCTAGACGCTACGTGCGTCGTAACGTCAGAGCTGTGACCACTGAAGGACCTCCTGCAGGTCTAGACAAGGTCACATTCCTGACCGCACGGGCCAATCTCAGCGGTACAGCGTTCCCTAACCCTATGCTGCTCGAACGATGCAACCAGCGTTGGGTCGCTAAGGGTCACTGGGTGAACAACGTGTACGGTGGGCACTGCTACCCAATTGATCACGGCGTAGAGTCCGAAGTGGACAACAACCTCAATGCGATCACAATGTCGCAGAACGGTTTCAATGTCGCTCTGTGGGACTCTAACGTATCCACTGCGCGGCAGATGGCTGCGCTGGGTAAGGGTGCGTTCTGGAGACGTGGAGCTGTATCTCCTGGTGGCAGCAGAGCTGTTTACCTGATTGGTTCCACCAACTGGAGCCCTGACTCGATCAGTGATACAGGTGTTGGCCGTAATGAGCTGTACATTCACCCTATCGCGGTGTCTACGATCAGTACCACTTTCTTTCCCGCATTCCGGTGGGACTACCTGAGCGGTACGGCAGGGAACTGGCAACAAGAAACTAACACCATCTATGACCAGCCACCCACAAGAGAAGGACTAGGGGAATCCAGTGCGGTGCAGTGGAGTGAGAACGGGAACTATCTGGGTATCGCCTCTAAATCGACCAACCTAGACGACCCGAACACTGGTGGTGCAGGCGGTATCCATATCTATGCCACTGCTGGCCTTGGGACAGCCACTCCTACGCTGACGAGACAGACCCTCTCAGGGTACACGGCTAACGGTAACTCTGTGCGGACAATTGCGTTCTTCAACGACGGGACTACCGACTACGCGATTGTAGCGATTGAAGGTACCAACTCTGGCGGCATGAGTAACGCTGTGGACAACGTCGCCATCTTCAAGCGGAGTGGGTCTACCTGGACAGCTACAGCCAACCTCTACAACAACGGTGTGAGCACCCTACCTGGTGGTGGACGAGATTATATCCGTACTCTGTACTGCATTGGGGACGATCTCTACGTGCATTACTGGCGCACAGGAGCAGGACCTCTCACGAGCGGTAGAGCTATGGATCACCTCCGCTGGAACGGGACATACTTCGCCCTGCAAGGTGAGGTGGAAAACCCTTACGAGACAATAGAGTCTCCTGCCAACCTCCAGACTGTGGTCGTGAATATGTACTTCACAGATGACGGTAAAGGCGTTATTACTGGTTGGGGGGGTACTACGTCAACGAACGTCCTCACAACCAACCTGATTGGATATGACAGAGACCCGGACACAGGAGTCCTAACACTGCGAGACGACTGGGTGTCAGGAAAGATTCGAGGCCCGGACATCCTCACAGACGCCGCCGCAGATGGGTGGAACTTCATTAACGGCGCTGTCATGGGCGCTACAGAACTAGAGCCAGAAGACTACCCAGATGGTCGAGATGGACAATAAGGAAACTAATCAAGTGGAACTGACCACAGCAGCGGCCATCGGAATCGGCTCTGCTATTCTTGGCGCAGGAGGCGCATGGGGTGCAACTCGAAAGACAGTAAAGACGCTGGAAGAAGACGTGTCTCGCCTAGAAGGGGAGCACCTGACTATTATCGACCGTCTAGCTCGGATCGAAACGAAGCTGGACATGGCACTTGGAGAACGTAACTAATGGTAGATCCCCTGAGCGCACTAGCGGCAGGAGGAGCCCTGGCCAGTGGCATCGGGGGCCTCTTTCAAGGTAAGGATGCAGCACGAGATGCTAAGCGATTTGCCCGTAATGCCTTGGAGATCCAAGGTACGGCATTCAGCCCGATCAATCTCTCAGGTCCTGGTGGAGCTGGTATCAGCTTCGGCGGTTCCCCTGGAGTGCAGGCTGGTGGTCCTGGCGGACAAGTAGGGGCTCCACAGTTCCTGCCTGGAGGCGGCACACCTAACACAATCACGGACCTGGGTGGTGGCTTCCGGCAAGTAGGACGTGGTGGTTTCCAGTCTGATCTCGGGAACATAAACCTCACCGCAGGTAACCTGGACCCAGTTCAACTCGCTATTGCGCAAGCAGCGCAAGGCATCAACCTGGGACAAGGTGGTCTGAACCAAGCTCAACTCGCCGGTCTCGGTCTGGGTGGACAGGGTGCTGGAGCATTCGATCCTTCCGCTCTCCAAGCCCTCATGGGCCTGTCTGGTAACGCAGTAGGCTCTCTGTTCGGTGACTTCCAGAACGCCTCTCAGAACCCGTTCCTGGCTGGTCTGGGGCAGTCCCTGGGACAGCAAGGCGGGGATATCCTAAGTGGTATGGGCGGCTTCGACCAAGCTTTCGATACGACCCTGGGCCGTCTGCGTGAGTCTGCGCAACCTTTTGAGGACCGTGCCTTCCGGAACCTGCAGCAACGCCAGTTCAGCACTGGACAGATGGGGACATCTGGTGGTGCCCTGCAGACAGAAGCCTTCGCTCGTGGTCTGGGACAAGCTGACCTACAGCGTCAGATCCAAGCCGGTGGCGAAGCTAGAGCACAGCAAGCCTCTGACCTGGGTCTGGGTGTAGGTCTCCTGGGTGCTGGTAGCGGCGTACAGAGCCTCCAGGATCAGCTCCTGGGGACAGCATTCAACCGGTTCGGGCAAGCTGCTGACCTGTCTCGTGCACTGACACAGGACATCGGTACACAAGCTGGCCGTCAACAGCTGTTCGGATCCAACCTCTTCAACCTGGGTACTGCCTCACAGCTCTTCCCACAAGAGTTCCAGACTGGCAACATCCAGAACCTCAACCAACTGCTGACAGGGTCTTCTAGCATCCAAGGCCAGGCTATCGCCCCTGCGGAACTGGCACTGCGCTTCATGACGAACCAAGCCAACACTCGCACCGGTCAGGCTAGCCAGCTGGGTGACAGTATCGCCAACCTGACAGCTCCTCAGACATTCAACGCCTCTGTTCTGGGTGACCTGAGCACAGCTCTGGGTGGTGGGGATGCACTCGGTGGTCTCTTTACCAACGTCTTCGGTGGATTCGGTGGAGGTGGTGCAGGCGGCATCGGTGCCGACCAGCTCGCAGCCATCGCAGCGGGAGTAAGCTAAGTGGCACAACTATTTGGACTAGACGTCAAGACACCTGAGGAGATCGCTGCTGAGCGTAATCAGCAGTTCCAGCAAGCCAAGCTGTCGCGTGATCCTAACGTGGTAGCGCGTGCTGCTGCCCAGCAGTCCATCTTTGGTATCTTCGGGGATCCGGAGCTGAAGAAAGCAAGAGCCACTCAGACGGCCCTCACAGACTCTGTGGGAGGACTTGAGCAAGAGGCAGGCGAGACTGCAGCTGACTTCGGAATCCGCCAGGCAAAGGCAGCTAGGGAGGCTCTGGCCGGGGTAAACCCGGAGGCAGCACTGCAAGCCAACAATCAGATCATCGCCCTGCAGCAAGAGAAGCTGGAGCAGGAGAAGCTGAAGGTAGGCAACGAGCGTGACAGACTGGATCTGAACGAAGCTCAGAAGCTGGCTATCCGTGCAGGCAAGCGTGCCGTGTTCGCTACCGGTGCTGATGGGAAGACTATCCCTGTCAAGTACTTTGGCGAGGAGGCAACTGATCAAGAGATTGCAGAGCAAGTCGCCGCGATGCGTGCTGAGAACCCGGACATGCAGTTCGACCTGGGGACAGGGCTGGACGCCTACAAGCTTGACGGCAGACTGACTGCTGGATCTCTGCGTGCCAGGAAGAACAAGAGCGCTGAGGACAAGGAGTTCGCTGGACTGACAGCGGCTAAGGTCCTGAACACGGACCTCAAGGACCTTCTGGTTACCTTGAGACGTAGCCCACTGGCCCTGGAGCGTAACTCTGAGGTCCTGGCTACCGCTGGTGCGGATCTGCAGAACTTCACTGACCGTGTCCGTGAGGAGTTCTTCGGCCAGTTCGAGACTGAAGGACAGGCTGCTGTAGCTCGCCAGGATGCTGAGCGAGTGGAAAGCCGGGTGGATGAGATCTGGGCGAACGTGTCTGGTGAAGGTCGTATCTCGTCTGAGGCTCGTGCCCAGGTACTGGGACTGGCCTACCAGCTGGCTAAGACCCTCGACCCAGGTGGTCGTCTGTCTGACCAGGACGTTGAGATGGCTGCTCGCATGCTGATCGGTAACGGTGACCCAGAGGTTATCGTGAGCCTGATGAAGAAGCGTATCGCCCGTACTCACATCGGCCTGGAAGCTCTCCTGGACGAAGCTGACGCCGGATACATCCGTGGAGATACTGGGGTCAAGGAAGCTGACCGCTACCGCCAGTCTAAGGATGCAGTGGAGCAAGAGCTGCGTGAGTTCGTAGACTTCATGGTAGAGCGTAGAGAAGGCTTCCAGCGTCTGCAGGAAGGTGGTAAAGCGACACCAACAGAGCAAAAGTCTGCGCCTGACCTGTCGCCTGAGCAACAACAAGACCTGGACTTCTTCAACGAGTTCGTCGGAGGTAGCTAGTGGAAATCACCACAGCTGAACAAGCACAACGCCTAGCCCGTGGTATGCAAGCGGCTATCCGGGCTGGCCAGGCTACGCCTGATCAGATCGAGAAGGCTAAACAAGCTCTGACGGCATTCAAGAACCGTGGAGCTGGCCAACCATTTGATGCGGCAGCAGCTGCAGCTGGACCTGTGCCTACAGGTAACGCAGCCGAGAACCTGCAGGCTACGTTCGGGGATAGCGCCCTGTCTCGTGGCCTGGCTGGGGTTGGGTCTGGTATCGCAAGTGTGAAGCGTGGGATTCAACAGCTGACTGGGAGCCCAGCAGAGGCTCAAGCTGTCGCACGGGTTGAAGAAGCTGCCCGTGAGCAGTGGGAAGAATTCGATGAAGGTCTGGGTGCAGAGGATGCAGGGGAAGTAGCTTTCTTCCTGGGTAGCCTGGCAGTTCCTGGAGGCGGTGCAGCACAGTCTGTAGCCCAAGGTGCTAAGGTCCTCAGCACAGTCAAGTCCCTACCACAGTCCTGGAAAGCATGGGCTGCTATGGCTGGACTGGCTGAGTTCGTCACCGGGAAGACAGAGAATGAAGTCCGTGGCACAGAGGCCCTCAAATCGGCTGGTCTCTCGCTAGCGGGTGGTGCAATCGGAAACAAGCTAGGAGGTCTAGTTGCAAATCGATTTACGGGCACTGGTGCAGGCGGAACACTGGCCGCTACCCTGGGTGCTGTTGCTGGACCCCGCCAGAGTCGCCGCATCTTCGCAGAAGGGATTTTTCGTCGCATGTCCCGTGCACTTACCGGCAAACAATCCATTGCCGCCTCTGACCCGGTAGAGCGTGCTCTGCTGCGTCGTGGTGGACAGGAAGACTCTCGCCTGGCCCGTGAAGCGGCCAAGGCACAAGCGACTGTAGCGAGCCGTCCAGGCATGACTGACGAGACTGTCGGCAACTTCCTGGATGAGTTCCCTGCTATCGTCAAGAGCATCCGTCCTACCAAAGCAGCGAAGGAAGCTGGCCTGGGTACCAAGGACCTACGCAATGAAGCCAACACGATGCTGGACCTGCTGCAGAACAACAGCCTGAAGACCAACACAGACGGTACGGCGTTCATTGATGTAGCCGCTCTCAAGGCTGCTCTCGGTGACATGAAGAAGAACCCAAAGTATGAGACTGTCTTCTCTGGACCGAAGCGCAAAGCTATCGATGAGATGGTGGAGTCATACATCAAGGCTGCTACCACAGCCAACAAGAACATTGCTGACGTAGCGAGGCCATTCGAGGACGCTGCCAAGTTCGTCCAGGGTGAGCGATCTGCTGGCCTCAAGGATGTAGAAGAGTACCTGGCGTCACGACTGGGTAGAAAGCCCGACCCTAAGTTCGGTACAGCTGGTGCCGTAGGTACCTGGATGCTGTCCAACGATATCAGCCCTGACCAGATCCGTCAGGCATGGGCAGAAGAAGGCTGGGCATCCCAGCTTGGACTGTTCGAAACCATCGCGGAGCAAGTAGAGAATGAGCAACAGGAAGTGGGGGCCGCGCAGTAAGCGAGTCTACAAAACCCTTCATATCGAGCTGCAGAGGCTCGTAGACTGGTACCTCCAAGAGGTAGGGGACATCTCCCTGGTCTGCGGTCACCGCACAGAGTCTGAACAGAACGAGCTGTACCCCACATACACGAAAGTGAAGTGGCCGGACAGCAAGCACAACCGCTACCCTGCCATCGCTGTAGACCTGCAGCCCTATCCGTACCCGAAGTCGGATAGCGAGTTGAGGGAGCAGCTGAACTACATCGCAGGTCGCCTCATCCAGAAGGCAGCAGACGATTGTCTGGAGCTACGCTGGGGTGGTGACTGGAACCGCAACAACGACATCACGGACAACAAGTTCGATGATCTCTTTCACTTTGAACTGGTGGACTATACATAATGGCTAGCGTTGAAAAGGGTGTGAACCCAGAATCTATCTCCTGGCAGGCACCCACACAGAACACAGACGGATCTCCAGTAAAGGGGCCGTTGACATACAACCTGTACAGGGCAGACAATGAAGCAGATCTGGTCCGGGACCCGGCCAACTACTTCCTGGCTCTCCCCGGTAGCCTGAACCCTGACGGGAACTATGAGGCTGCACTGCCTGACTTCCCCGAGGGTAGACACGTCATTGCGCTGACCGCTGTTGACATCGACGGGGATGAGTCTGAACTGTCGAACGACCTTGGGTTCCGTATTGGTATCGCCCCAAACGCCCCGGTCCTGCTTGGCTAAGGGTGCTCCGACGAGTCTGGGACTGGATTAAGGAGCTGTTCACATGATTGGATTGCTAGGATTCATTAGAGAAGTGTTCAAGCCAGCTGCTAAGCTGGTTGATGAGCTGCACACGAGCGATGATGAACGGCTCGCGGCTAAGGCTGCTCTGTTGGAAGTGCAAGTTGACTTCCTGGAGAAGGGGCTCGACTACGAGACAGCTCAGCTGGAAGCTAAGGCTCGCATCATCGAGGCTGAAGCGAAGAGTGAACACTGGCTGACGAGCACCTGGAGACCTGCAACTATGGTCACCTTCGTGCTGCTGACAGTCGCGTACTGGTTCGGCTTGACACCGGACGGGCTATCTGAGGAAAGGGTAGCTGATGTGTTTGACTTGATTAAGATCGGACTGGGTGGTTACCTGGTGGGACGTAGTGTAGAGAAGGTAGTCCCCGCTACAGTAGCCGCTTTCAAGAGCAAGGAGCAATAAAATGCCTGCACCAAGAACGCCACCGTTTGCTGACGAAATTGTTGACAAGCTGGATGAGGTCCTGGTTGCTGTCCAGAACCTGGAAGCCCAGGTAGCAGCACAAGCTGAGGACCTGGACCGTATGGCCAACTTCAGTCGTCTGATGTACGAGAGCATGTATGGGGCTGACCCGAACAGCTCTGGCATCTGGGACGGCACCGACAGATACCCTGAAGTCTGATGAAGTTCCGTCTACCAGGGCGCAAGTACCACGTCAAGAGACATCACGGGAAGTGGGAGTGGAGAGACACTCCTGCTTTCAAGATCCGTGGTCCTCTCATCATCCGCAGACTGGAACGGCACCAGCCGTATGGGAGGGTCCGTGGCTAAGATGCTAGACAGTATTGGGCAGCTGACCCCAGATGATCTGAGAATCTCAATTGCTCTAGGGCACCACCCTGGCTGGGAAAGCTTCCGTAAGTTCGGGATGAACCCAGACGTGGACACCGGCACCGAAGAGGTGTGGGCTGCTGGAGGTATCCGTGTACTGCCTAGCGCTGCGGCGGTAGCGAGTGTTGTGTCTGACGATGTTAATGACACTGCTGCTGGTACTGGTGCACGCACTGTCGTCGTGAATGGCCTGGACGAGGATTATCATGACGTGACTGAAACTGTCACACTCAACGGTACAAGCCCAGTCCAGACTACGCAAACCTTCATCCGTATCAACCGCACCTTCTGTAGTACCGCTGGTAGCTCATCTCAGAACGCAGGGAATATCAGTACATCGATTGGAGGTGATCTCCAGAGCTACATCGAAGCGACTGAGGGCCAGTGTCACTGCTGCAACTATACCGTTCCAGCTGACCATACGCTCCTCATCACGTACTACTCTCACACTACAGGCAGACAGGCATCTACCACGGACATCCACTTCCTGGGCCAGCTTAAGGTGTTTGGTGCCGACCCAGTTTGGCGTTCGATCTCTGACGTCTACAACTTCCAGATCCAGTACGCCAACGATGCTACGGTGGTGGCACTCCCTGCGAAGTCTGACCTCCGTGTCCTCGCCGTGTCTAACGCCAACAACAACGTGGTATCCGCTATCATCGGAGGGTTCCTCGTACACAACGACTACTACTGACACAAAAACGGGACCCGTAGGTCCCGCAAAGTCATCTGAAGCTTCGGTTCCGATTGGACTCTGCCCAGGTTACCCACCTGAGATTGCCTGGTTCATAGTTCCCCTCATTGTCGATCCGGTCTAGCACCGAATCTTTTTGGAGACCGGGTAGTCTGCGGACATAGTCCCTGAACTCCTCGAACTCATCGAAACATAGCTCAATGCCTCGTTCGGCATAGTGCTTATAATCTTTGTGACTCGGACGCATCCTCTTCCGGATGTCTAGCCAGCACTGGAACAGTTTGGTATTCTTACTACCCTTCCCAGTCAGTCGTCGTCTTGTTCGTTTCCACATACAGGCTCTCCCGTGGCCCCCTGATCGAAAGTGACGGGGGCTTTTTTATGTCAGAGTGCATACCGATAGAGTGCTTCGTCTGATCGGTACAGCTTCATCACCTCCTGGTAGACTCGTACCGACCTACCTTCCTCAAGCTTCTCTGTCTTGTTCTCATGGAAGCCCTGCTGTGCCCCGAAGGACTCTATGCTGACGTATGCATCGGCCCCAACGACTGTAGACTGTGGAGTCCAGTGCACGTTGCCGTAAGGGTTACGCTTGATGTAATCCACCAGCTCTCTTGAGTTCTCGATGTTGTACATCTCAGCTGGGACTCCATCCCCTCCTCCGAAACACTTGTCTTTCAAGAGAGAGTTGAACCTGTCCCAGGGATGCCGGACAATCTGTTCGCACCACTTTCCTGTCGGCACCTGCTCCGCAAGCACGAGTCCCTCAGCCACCAGATCTTTATGTATCCGCATACGTCTATGGCCGTAGCCTGGGTCCGCCATGTTGAACTCCCTCAGGATGACCCGCAGCAGGGTTTGAGTCCCTGCCTTGGCTGATGCGTGCCAACTGAGGCCCAGGTGAGGGATCGTGTACCACGGGAGTTGGTGAAATATTTCACAGTTCATTGCTTGTCTCTCCAGTTCACTGTCTTCTTGATCGCAAGGTTACCTCTGGATAGGGCTACACGATCTACCTCGTGGTCGTCAAAGAAGAATGCTTCTATAACACCAGCATCCGTTGGAACCTCTTCAAACTCCACCCTAAGGTTCGGGATGATGTTGTGTTTGTCCCATACCATGACCGGCACCGTATCCCATCCCAACTCGATAGCAGCTCTGAGTCGCTGCTTACCTGGACCTACCTGCACTCTGTCCTGGACAGTCTCGCCTATGATTGGGTTCTGCATCCCTTCAGTCTTTAGCGACTCTTTGAGACGATGCAGGAACTTAGGTGTGACCAGGAGGTTGTTGGAGTTGTGCCGTATGTACTCTATCGGCAGACACGGCACGTAACGGATATTACCTTTGAACGGTAGGGGTCGTCTCATTCCTGGCACCTTCTCAGGTAGAAGTCATGATCTCTCCTGCCCAGTTCGTGCTTCTTTGACCACTCTTCGATGGACACACACCGCTCCACCCTCTTATGCTCATTGAGTGTAAGGACCGCTGCGATCAGTGTCCCGATTAGTATCGTACTCATGATAGCAAATACCACATCATTCATCGTCATCCTCCCACGGTAGCCGTGAAATGGCTACGCTATCCGGGTTTGCGTCAATGCCGAACGCATCGTTGCGGTGCTGTGCAGCCCATCTTCGAGCGTCGTCCCTCTCAGCCTTCAGCCGGTCGATCTCAGCCTTATAGATGTCAGCGCGGATATATTCGCATCCTACCCCTGCATCTCTGACATCCAGAAATCGGCCCTCGTAACTTGCCCACACTCTCGTCGGATCATTACTCATCACCATCCTCCTCTAGGATATGTCCGCCACTTCGCAAGCCCCAGCCGAACACGCAAGTTCCTGGCTGCTTGTGGTGTTGTCATACGTCTCCTCGAATGTAGACCAGTCGGCCTTGGGCATAGACCGCACCATCTCGTGATATGTCTCTTTCGAAATTGCCTCATACGGAGCTTGTGGGTATACGTGATCATCTTTTGGTAGAAACGCCACCCCGGAGACCTCATCGAAATGAGAATAGATCCAGGCTCCAACGTCCAGGAATTCCTCTTCTCGATAATGTACCGTGATCGACGGCTTATGTTCACACCAATTGTCTTGATAGATCTTCCATAGCTCCAGCTGTTGCAGAGACGTCCGGTCTCCCTCGAATACCGCTTTGACTGGTGCTTTCTGAGGAAAGGAGAAAACGTCAACGTCCTGGTTGAAGCTGTCTTCTTCGTATGGGAAACCTTGGTCCCGCATCCACTGGGCAAGCGGGTCCTTACGGTCACTCCTCACTCTCCGTATGTAGTAGGGGGCATACCGGGCATGGATCCCAGACGCGGAATTCACCAATTGACTCACTGTGCCAGACGGCTTCACACAAGTGATTGCAGAACTCTGGTTGATCCCCAGTTTGTCCGCCCACTTCTTGTTCGTTGAGATAGCTTCCTTCCTCAGTTCGTCCAGGATCCCTGGCAACTCTTTGCTGTTGGGATTCCCCAGGACTGGGTGGTCGAGAATACCCGTCAGAGATACGCCCAGGAGTCTTTCCTCCTCGCAGTTCCTTTTCCATATTGCCCTCAAGTATCTGAAATCAGTAAGTGTAGACTGAAGTGTTCCCAGGATGGTGGCGAGACGTACCTTCCTTTGGAGATCTGAAACTGAATCCGTGGGCCGAACGACCACTTCCGTAAGGTTGCAGAACTGAGCTGGTCTGAGAATGATCTCGGAGCACGGGTTACAGCCAAACTCATGTTCCGGATCTCTCCGTCCGATTCGTTCCACCTGCCGCTGAGCAGCGACACGGTTAAAGATCCCACGTTCACCGCTCTTACTGCGTAGCAGAGAGAGCCACTCTTCCATGAATATCTCGATGTCCGGATTCTCGGTGTAGCAGACCGAATTATTCGCCAACGAGCGATAGGGGGTCGTCTCCCAAAACTGTCCATCCTTAGCATGTCTCATCCGTTGGTCTGTGAGGTTACTGAGGGAGATGAGCGCACTGCGCCGAACTCCTCCCACAACAACGATACTAGCGATCTTGCACATGAGGTCGTGACACTCGATGCTGGTAAGTTTTCGACCTGCAGCGCCTTTGAAGAGCTGAGTCGTAAATCGGAACAGATCATCGAGAGGAGCTGGCCCAGAGCTTCTGCCTCCGAAGGTTTTAAGCCGCTCACCCGCAGCTCGCACTCTACTAAGGTCCCACTGGGGCGACTTTCCAGCATACAGGAGTGATACCAGTTCTCGGTATGCGCTTGCCCAACCAATCTTCGAGTCCGAGACAGTGATGATGGTGTCTGAATCATGGATCTCCTCCGCTACCTCAGGCAGCTGATTGACGTACTGACGCTCTACTGAGTAGCCTACCCCTGTGCCGCACATCAGGATGTACAGCGTCTCATCGAATGCCCTGACGTGATCTACCGCCAGGTAGGCACAGTTGTACCCGGCTACGTGGTCTCGGTTCAGGGCCTCTCCAGCGGTCATTAGGGCACGCATGCTAGGCATGACCTGCAGGCTGTAGATACTCTCAGCCAGATCCTGCAGCTCCTTTGGCGTCAGCTGCTCCGACCAGAATGAGACGTACCGGTCCACGGTCTCGTCCCATGTCTCTCTCCTGCCTTCGTCGTCCAGGTACCTAGCGTACCTGCTTTTGTGTATGAATGACTGGTATTCTTCCATTAAGCTTGGTCTCCTTCCAAGATGTATCTCGTAACTTTATAAGACTTGTCCATGCAGTACAAGTACTTGATGCTGCCTTCTTTCTTCGTCTCACAGATGTGAGAGACGATGGTAGGGATCTTGCAGTAGGTCTCTGCCTCCTTATCGGCTTCGATGATGATCGTCGGCTCATCCTCAGCGAACGCAATAGCAGACCACAGCGCCAGCATGAAGAAGGCGAATGCTATGTGTTCCCACTTTCTAGGTCTCATTCAACGCCTCCTTGATCTTCTTCCACTTCTCTAGGTCCTTCCTTGCTGCATCTTCCTCGTCCTGAACCCGTTCCAGTTCGTGGAAGAGGTAGTTACAGCGGTTTAGCGCTTGCTCATACATCGCTTGCGCATACTCAAGCGGGTCACTACTCTGCGGAGAAGGTTCAGATCTTGGTGCGCTCTCCTGTTTGCTATCTTCCCTGGGCTTTCGTTGTCGTGCTTTGTTGTGCACGGCTTCGATGTTGCTTCGGACGTGGTCGCACCACGCTTGGATTGCTGCTGCATTCATCTGCTCCGGTCTTGTGCCCTGGACTACCTGCCCGTCAGGGAGGACGTACTTTAACGTACTGCCCTCCACGACGGTAGATGCCATGACTTCGTTGTCCCCGATCACCGTGTCTTATCCTGGGTCAGGGTGGGCTTCGCTGTCGCCTTCTCAGAGAGACGCTGGCGAGACCAGGTACCGCAGTCCTGACACTGGAACCGCTGGTAGGTGTACGACACCGAGGTCGTAGTACCTCGACGCTGAACGTGGGTACCGCCACAGTTCGGACATACCAGACCTTCCTTGCCGATACCGTGGTTCGGGTGATCCTTGATCCAAGGCAGCAGACGGTGGTACAGCTCCTCTAGGACGAAGACATCCTGTGCGTTGTACTCCTCCATGGTTTCCCATGCCTCTGGATCTCCCTCCAGGCATCGAGCCCACAACGAGAAACCACCTGTGTCGAGCTTGCCTTCCAGTCCCAGATGTCGTGCCACATATTCGAGGCGATTCGAGATGAAACGGAAGTTCTTCTTGACGACTCGGTACAGATCAATCTGCTTGGACGGGGCAGGAGGTGACAGCTTAGCACGCAGGAACTCCGCATTGACCACCGGACGGTCGAAGTTGTCACCGTTGTATGCACAGATGACATCAGCTTCCTCCAGAGTCTCGTGCAGTCCCTCGATCATCTCCGCATGACTGTGCGTGTGTTCGCTCATGAACAGATACTGGTCTTCTGGGTCGCCAAGGTATCGTGCAGCCCAGGAGATAACCCGCCCAGAATCCAGGAGCTGGTTCGTACCGATGTTCTCCTTCCAGATCTTCCACACATACGCCAGGCTTGGTGCAGTCTCTACATCGTAAAAAAGTATATTCACACATTGTCTCCCAACAACTCCAGTGCATGGTCCAGTGCCTCAAGGGCTAACTCTTCCGTGTACTCATTTGGATCCAGGTACTCACACGCATCCCGGATATACTTGACCGCTTCAGCGATCTCTCGTTCGTTTGGCATCATCGTTCCATATCTGACGTCATACCCAGGCGTACAGCCAGGGCCTCGTCGTACTCGTTCGCGTAGTTCAAGGCATCCGCAATGTCGTCGGAGGTACCGACCTTCCCTTGTCGGATAAAGACGGTCTCCGGAGGACGGGTGTCACCTTCCTGGAAGTAGTCTTCGAAGTGCGCCAGCATGATGATGTTGCACACGATGTGCCCCCAGTGCGAGAGACCAGACTCTGGATCGGTTGGAGCACCGGACCAGATAGCCTCGAAGTGTCGCATGATGCAGCCCAGCGGGATCTCCCAGGACATACCCTTGGCCCAGTTCCAGGCGGCATACTTCTTCGAACCGAACTCAAAGACTCGCGCTGCTTCGTGCAGGTCCTTGATATGGATCTTGGCCAGGACGTCTTGGGCCAACAATTCTCGTTGCTGCCACTCAATGAGAGCGTGGACGATACGTCGGTCATACGCCTCTAGGTTGTAGTTCGCCTCCCAGTACCGGCACCAGTTCTCTATAGGGATGAAGTCCAGCGGCACCTTGCCGTCATTGTACCGGGCTCCACTACCCTTCTCGTTGCTGTTCACATCACCTACGCTCATTCTTTCTCCTCTTCTTCTCAGACCGGTAAACCGCACGCGGTGTGCCAGGTTTGTTGATGAGCCGCAGGGGCTCCTTCACACGGATAGGACCGTACAGTACATCCAGCGGCCAGGGGTACTCACGGATAATCTCACCATCCTCTTGAAGCTCAGACAGGGTGCGGAATACCGTACCTCTGCTGACCTGCACCTCCTGTCGAGGTGACTTGAGTAGCTCCTGTCTCAGAGCCTTAGCTTGCTTCGCATTCACTGCTCGCTTACCTCCATTCTAACGCACCGTTGTTCCAGACGCCAGCCCCACACTTGATGTAGGAGTGAACGTACTCTATGTTAGTTTTAGCTTGGGTGAGCTTCCTCTCAGCGGCGAATAGGATGCGCAGATCAAGGTCCGGGTTTGACTGGATGACAGAGCGTAGCTGTGAACGCCTGTCGGCAGGGAAATACCCTTTACACTCGATATAATAGCCTGCTCCGGTAGCCTCTTCTTGTGGTTCAACCACATATAGATCCGGGGTATAGTTCCGCTCCTGAACGACTTCAGCACTGCCGCATTCCAGGCAGCGGCCCTGGGTGACGCCGTGGTTGTAAGCAACGGAATCACTTTTGTCGCATCTTCGGACACTATATCCAAGACCTTGGAGTCCTGTGTAGACCAGGAACTCGAACTGGCTGTCCCACTCGTCCCCTCCTGGGTCTGTGAATCGTCTGTCACGACGCTTCCTCGCCATGTTTCCAATCTCCATTGTATGGGCAGAAGTAGGTGATCTTATCTACTACGTAGGTGAACTGAGTACTCCCGCACCACGTCACTTCACCGGTCAGCGTTGTCGAGGTCCAGTGATCAGTCACTGTTACCGTGTCTCCAACGTCTGGCTTTCTTGTCTTTGCGATCTTTCTTTCTCCTCTTGTCTTCGTGGAGGCGAGAAGGCACCGCCCTCTTGCCCTTTCGAACAGGAAGGCGGGGGATCTTCATCGCGCTACCAGTCGCTTGATGTAGGCTTGCGGTACTTCCCTCAACTCAGTGGTCTCAGGGTTGAAGGTAGCGTACCGGAACTTCTCACCTTGCAGCAGTCCGACGAACGCCTCCAGGCGAGCCCCACGACTCTTCTCCCAGTTGGGGAGCAGGATGATACCAAAGATATCAGAGTCAGCGATCAGCTTTACGTCACGAGCCAGGAAGTCGCCCCAACTCTCAGCCGTCTCACCCTCACCGATCCGGTGGTTCCCCTTCTCGTCCACATTATACCAACCGGTCTCGTTGGCCAGGCCCAGCTCTCGAACCTCCTGACTGTCGAGGTCAGCCGGGGAGGTGATGGTGTACCCTCTGTGGGTCAGCAGGTCCCGCGTGAAGTCGAACAGCGGGATGTTGTACTGTGGGACACCAGACATCGGGCCAGCGATGTACCAGTGCGTGTCTTTCAGATCAGTCATCGAGGTTACCCTCCTCATAGATGAAGTCCTGACCAGGGGGCATCCATATCTCGCCAGGCTTCTGTTGCATCCACACAAGCTGCGCATTCTCTAGCGCAACTACTTCAGGGTCAAGCCCTGCATACGGACAGCCGTTCTTACCTTGGCTCTCCTCGTAAAGAGTGACGATACCTGCCCAGATCTCCTCATCTGACAGGTGCCCGTGCTCATCGATCCACTTGTCGGCCTTGCCTTCCCCGATCTTCCAGCAGCCCTTCACGTTGTCCGCGAAGTCACCGCTGACTACCTGTCTCCAGAACCAGAGCCTGGCTGTCTCTTCATCGATGTAGTACTCCACGTTGTCGCGGTAGTTCCAGTGCCAGCCTGGGATCTGGTCCAGGTCCTTATCGGGGGAGCATACCCAGTAGTACTTGCCAAGCTGGTGGGCACGGATAGAGACTTCATCGTCTACCTCCCTACCGTTCACCTTGGTAGCACCCCACTTCCCTATGAGGTAGTCACAGATAGCATCGAAGTGCTTAGGCTTCCAGGAGTCTTTCCGGTTGCCTTTGTACTCATCCAGCGTAGCGTACCGGGACCGGAAGGTCTCACCATCTCCCTTGATGTAGACCTCCAGGTCACCCAGCTGCTGCATGCGCTGCATCTTGTCCCGAACGATGTAGAGTGCGTGCTCCAGGGGACCGACCTGAGCTACACGCTCCTGGTCAACGACGACGATACCTTCCTGCTTCTTGAATGCTTTGAGGTCATCACCTGAGGTGAAGTACTCCTCTCCCATCTCGCCTTCAGCGTTCTCATATACTACCCAGTAGTGGCTCTTCTCTACCGCAAAGCCTGCCAGGTAAGTCATACCATCTACGTCAACCAGTGCTTTCATCCGAAGTACGCTCCTATTCCGCCCAGCACCCCAAAGAGGCTGAGAACCATAACAAGACGACCCACGTCCTGGGACGTATCTCTGTCGCTAATGCCTGCCAGTCGGGCAAGGTTCACGAAGATATCAGTCAAGACGTGACGGTCGTTGAACTTCCAGATCCGTACCAGCAGATCCTCCTTCAAGTCCTCCCACGCTTCCCTGCGTGAGATTTGGTCGCCTGACTTGTAGTTACCCATTGGGCACTTCTACAGCGCTACCAACGAACTGCTCATACTGAGCCTGGAAGTCCTGGAGCGCAGCCCTAGCTGACACCTCCATCGGACCTTCAGCTTCACAGACCATGAACTCTCGGTTGTAGATCTGGTAACAGAGCTGGCCTTGCCAGGGGGATTCGTAGATCCCCTTGCCCAGTACCAGGAGGAAGTTGTCGGTCTCTGCTATTACCCGACCTGCGTTCGTATCACTCATAAGCTCTCCTTAAAACGGGATGTCGTCATCGTCACCGAAAGCGTCGTCTGTCTCCGGAACATCCGGCTCCGGTACCTCTTCCGGGATCTCATCCTCAGTCGGCACCACAACCTCACCAGAGTCCGCATGCTTCTCGAACAGACGGAAGGTGTCCAGGTCGTTGTACAGCTGAACAGTCAGCTTCTCCACAGCCTCAATGATCTGCTCGAACCGCTTGGCCTCACCTGCCTTCGCCTTGGCAGAGCTGATCGGCAGAGCGTTGTTCTCCAGGAGCAGTCCCGTCAGCTCAATCGCTGCGGTGCGGCTGTTCTGGTAGTGGATGTTCTGCTGCGTCTGGCTGGGAGAGGCGTTCCCAGGAGCAGTGCCCGAAGACGAGGCATCCCCTTGGGTAGCAGTCGGCGCAGGCCCGGACTTTACCTCTACGGGGGCGTTCTTCTGGTACTCCTCGTACCCTCGGTCGTTCGTGACCGTGCTTGTCTTGATCCATTCGCCTGCCTTAAACGATGGTGCGTTGAAGCCCCAGCCGATGCGCTTGGACTCACCAGACTTAGTCGTGCAGAGTACGTTGTACACCGTGTAGGGCTTGTTGTTTCGGCCAACACCAGTCTTGATCTGGATGTCGTCCACGTATGCGATCAGTTCGCTCATGCTTTCTCCCGGTTACCGTCAGGGTATATGTTCCATGCTTCCTCTTCGCCCTGCGACCAGTGTGACCCGATGCAGAACTCGGTACCCAATGGGATACCATCGAGGGGGAAGCCGTAAACCTCGCGAAAGTACCTGAAGACATAGTCCCAGGCGTCAATGCTATGTGCCTTATACTCCTCAACATAGTCAGGGTGAACCTCAGACAAGACTGAGTCGTGCACCGTGTTGACCAGGAGGATGACCTCGGCTAGGTCGTTGGCCTGTATAGCATGCCAGAACCACACCAGGGCAAGAGGGATTACCTCAGCCGTGGAGAAGGACTGGATAGGATAGTTAAAGACGTTCGTCCTGATGTTGACGTACCCGTCTGATTCCATCCTAGCAAATGGGAAGTAAAAAGTCATTCCCCAAGGCAGTCTCAAAGCCTTGTCGGCCAGAGCTGCATACATCCACTCTTCCTGCTTGCGAACAAGCCCAGAGTAGCGACCGTTGAACGCCTCGTAGTACGCTCGCTGTGCTTTGGTACCAGACTGACCACCGTACAGTGGTTTGAAGGTGTCTACCTTCGCGTTGGTCCTCAGTTCTTTGAACTCCTTATCTCCGGAGTCTACCTTGGCTTTGAACTCCTCGTAATCCATACCCCGCATGACGGAGCCAGAGAACGAGTGAGGATCTCTGCCCTCGTTGATGTCTCCCAGAATACGCTGGTCCCCAGAGACGAGGCCAGCACCTCGGAACTCAAGACCGCTACCGTCCCACTCCGTAAAGAGCCAGCCCTCGTATCGGGCCTTGAAGAGCTTCTTGAACGCTCTCGGTAGGTTCTGAAACTGTGCCTTCTTCGGCTTTTCAAACTCAGCAAACTTCTGCTCGATGCCAGATGAGGACAACCGGTGGGTTGCCGTCACAGTCTGGTGGAACACCGCATGGAAGATGCCGTCGTTCTCATCCACCACCCCTTTGAAGAACTCCAGGTTCTTCGAGAGGTTGGAGCCCAGCTTGTTCACGAGCTTGTAGACTCGCATGAAATCCTTCTGGGGTTTAGTCGTCGCCTTCAGCCGTGCCAGTGTGGCGCTGTCAGTCTTCGGTCGCTTCGCTGCCGTCCGGATCGGTTCCCCTTTAGAGTTGCGGAACTCCTGGAAGCCAAGCTCACCGTAGACGTACTCGCCTATCTGCTTTGGGCTGTTGAAGTTGATACCACCAGTGATGGTGTCCAGTTCGTCGCAGTACTTGATGTAGTCAAGTCGCTGCTCCTCATAGGTCTCCAGCACTCGGTCAGCATCCAAACACATACCGTTGAACTCAATGTCTGCTAGGACAGGGGTCAGCAGGCAGCGAGTGTACTGCAGGGCTAGCTGGCCTCGCTCCTTCAGCATCTCACGCTGATGGAAGAACAGCTTCTCTGTACTCTCTACGTCTTGCTCACACCGTCCCTGCAGCCAGGGTCGTGGTATGCGTACCGGGTTGATGCCATCACGCATCATCTGATCCACTACGGGATCCTTGGGAGGCCATCCTCTCCGGATGCAGCAGGCATCCAGGCTGGTGGAGTATCCCAGGTTCGAGGAGAGGTTGCCACTCAGGACATACTCTCCGATCTTGGTGCAGTAAACAAGAACCTTGCTCAGGTCCAGGCCACACCGTCTGAGCCATCCCAGCTCATACTTGGCGTTATGACACACCAGCACCTGCGCACACTCAATGTCTGCTAGCAGATGTTCCAGGCCAAACTCACTGGCCCATGCCACCTCCCTGCCCGGCCCGTGAGGGTGAGCAGGTCCCCGCTTCCACACTGCCAGGAGCATCTGGTTGTCCTGGTGGACAGGATGCCCGTAGTCTCCATGACTGGTGTCGATCTCGAAGTCGAGAGTGACATGGTTCTGCGTCATGAAGTGCAGAGGGTTCGGGTTAAGTACGAAGTCAGGAATAGCGCCCATATTATAATGATAGGCGGATTCAGCCATAATTCAAAGACTCTTCGAATGCATCGTAACTAATTGGCCACAAAGGTGCGATCAGTTCCGCCATAGCCCTCGCGTAGACCTGAATCTCATACTGGGCATGCGGATGCAGCCGCTCCCCCAAGAACCGAAAAAGGTTTAACAAGTTCATGGACGCAAACATCTTGGTGTAGGTGTTGACAGGCAACACTCCTCGTGCTAGCTCCCTTGGGCACCCCTCTGCCAGGAGGTGGTGGTACACGTCGAAAGATTCCTCGCACGATTCAGCAATGAACGTACGAAGCATCTCCGCTTCCGGGTGCTGCTCCTTTGTCCGCATCTGCTTGTTGTCAGCAGACTGGGTTGTGATCTGATCCAGATCTGGGACGTAGAACTCCTCAGGCAGCTCGGTGTACCGGGCAGAGACTTCATTGTAGCTCTGCGTGCGGTGCCTATGCCATTGGCGGACTACGAAGATCGGGGCTTTGACCTCGAAGGTGACGTAGCTTGACTCGAACGGGGAGGTGTGTCCGTTTCTCCAGAGATATCGGATGAGGTTCTCGTCGCGGCCATCTCCTCTAGGCTCCCCTGCGTAAGAGACTCGCGCTGATCTAACGACGGAAAGGTCCGAACCCATCGCTTCAACGAGGCGAACGTATCCGTGATCCAGTACCATACGAAGCTGATCATCGCTCACTCTTGCACCCCCATCATGGTGTTGATGATGTAGTACGGATCCCAGGAGCACCAGGACACGATCCCGCCATACTCCTCCACCAGAACTTCGATCCTGTCACGGGCTGCGTGACAAGCCTCCATAGAGCTGAACTCCAGGTGCTGTTTCTCGTTGGCGTTCGGGCCGCTGGTGAGTACGAACCAAAGCAGTATAGCTTTCATACTTCCTCATCTCCAGTGTCGAGACCCAGACGCTTCTTGAGCTGGGTTTCGCGTGCCTTCGAGGCACCTAGTTGACGGTTCAGCTTTGTGATCGTATCACGTAGCTCCTTCGTGGTATCGTTCTCTGCGTAGGCCAGCAGGATCAAGGCATCGAACACAGCGGTGATGCCGCCATCGATGTCGTCGCCCTGGTAATACTTGCCCCAACGAAGACGGTTGGCCACTACATGGGACACGATGTCCCGTGCTCGGTCCTCAGTCATCTCCGGGTTCTGCAGTCGATCTCTCATTTAACTCTACTCCTGGCGAGGTCTACTCGCACCATAAAACCGACCCGACCATCCGGATCTTCTGAAAGCTTGTTTTTGCAGAGGCTGATGGCTCGCTGTCCATTACGGATCAGCTCCTCATTCGCTCCTACACCAATGATCAGGTCAGCCTGGGCTGGAAGCCCTGTCCTAGAGCTGTCCATCTCTTCCATCGTGAGCCAGGCAGACTTGGTATCAGAGTCACGGGCCTGCGTCAGACTCACTCCCAGGCAGTTGTGCTTGGCCAGCAGCGCTCGAATCTCGATACCGAGTCTCTCCAGCTTGATGGTCATGCTGTCCGCCTTGGGGACGTGGAGGTTCCGCACCTGGTCAATGATCAGGCAATCCGGCTTCACCTCAGTCAGCAGTTCATCGATCTCAGGGATCGACCCCGGCTGCATGTGGCAGATCCTCAGCTTGTCCAGCCCTCTACCCCTAGCCAGTGTCAAAGCTCGCTCAGGCTGCGCCTCGTACTGGTCTGGGGTACAGTTGGCCAGGTTGCAGATGATCCGCTTCCGGGTCTTGTACGTATCCTCCTCATTCCCGATGTACAGCGCACTGTGCCCGGTCTTGAGAAAGCCTGCCACCATGTTGACCGTGAATCCGGTCTTGAATGCCTCAGGGCGACCGAACACCACGATGTGGTCTCCTCGGATGGCTCCACCCTTGCACTTCTTGTTCAGCTCCATAGGGGCGATAGGGATCAGGTTCTCCCGGTCAAGCCGGGCGTTCATCTCCTCATCATCCTCCGTCCACTTGATCTCAGAGTGCCCCAGGCTGGTAGCCTTGAGCAGTTCCGTGTACTCTTGCAGACGGTCCTCCAGGTGTTTGTCGTTCGACTGGATGCTAGCGCACAGCTGGTTCCCAACCGCCGCTCGCTTGACCTCCAGTAGGTCGTGAATGATGTTGTCTGGGTCTCCGGACTCTAACCGGTCGAAGTAGCCAAGCAGAGTGTCTGCATGCTTCTCCGGGAAAGTTCGCTCACCTTCGCGACGAAGGAGCTGACGGTCCACACTATCTGGGTTGCCCCGTTGATAGTAGCCGCGAATCAGCTCTAGCCACATCTGCCCCTGAGGGGACAGGTCATCCTTGGACAGGTGGTGCTTAGCCCGGTCCCAGGCTTGGCGGGAGTCCATTATGGCTCCCAGCACCTTACTCTCAATCAAGCAGTTTCCCCTCTATCTGTGCTGGCGTCAGGTCTTTTGGATCGGCCACATCCAGGACCACAGCCAGGTCGTTGAAGATACCTCCGTACTTAGCAGCCAGCTGGAATGCTTGACTGTTCATGTCGGGGTCCAGCCACAGAACGGTGCGGTTCTTGGAGTGATCGGCAATACTGCCGAACTCCTGGTCTCCACCGCTGCTCCCCAACAGAGCTACGCCCGTGTACCCAGTCGTCTGCCGGATCTTCATGGCAGACACCGGATCCTCCACGATCACCACCAGTTTGTCGTTGGGCTGATCCCAGTCCCTGTACCATGCCAGCTTCGGCTTGTCACGCTCGATGTACGTCACAGCCTTGGCAGCACGAGGCACCCCAGCTAGCGGGGCGATAGGCTCACCACTCCAGGAGGGCTGGCGCAACACTTCGCCGATCTGTTGACCATCGAAGTCACGGATAGGGAAGAAGTATCTCTCACCCGCTCGCAGCATCTCCATAGGCATCTTACGGGGAGAGATACCGAACCGCTCCAAGAAGAAAGCCCTGTCTTCGTCTGTCAGACCGTTTGTATGGCCCACGTAGCGGCGTGCTTTCTGCTGGACCTCATTGTTGCCGTGATCGTAACTCGCTCCTCCTGAGATACCTGAGCGGCCACAGTGGGAACTGAAGCAGTGGAACAGGATCCCGTCGTTGGTGCGGGTGATGCCCATCTTATCCTTACGGCCACAACTGGGGCAGTCGATGTAGATCGATGAGCCTACACGAAGCTGATCCCCTTCCAGGGCTACGATGTCTTTGATGCTAGGCATCTCATCCTCCCCCAGGTGCTTTGCCAATGTTGCTCAGCTTGTACGGCAGAGAGGAATTCTCCTCAGCTTCCTGAGCTGCCTTGATGGCAGACAGGACATCCGGTACATCCTTGAACGTGGCCAGGTGCTGCTGCCCAGCATCTGTGCGCAACCACTCGCCGTAGGCCAGGGCAATCTCCTCGTCAGAGGCATTGACGGCTTCGAGCAGAGAGTTGTACTGCGTTTGCCACTTGGGATTCCAAGCATCAAGCAGTTCAAACAATTCATGTCTCATAGAATATCTCCTAGTACTAGGGGCCGCAGGCCCCATAATCTAACCTAACCTAGACTTAATGGGCCGAAGGCCCTCTAAGGTAACCTAGATTAGAATTAGACTAACCTATAATAATGATAGGTATATCTCCAAGTTTTTCAAAGAATCTCTCTCAATTGTTTGATTCCCTGTTTGATGTGGTAGTGGATGTTCTGGTGTGAAACACCTTCATCCTCAGCAACTTGCTCAAGTGTCCTGCCTTCAAGGTATACTTCACGCAAGTATTGTGCCTGTTTATCTGTCAACATCCAGAGGCTTGCCAGCAGGAATTCTCGCTCAATCAGCTCATCTCCAGCATGATCCTCAACCTCCAGGTCTCTGACAAACTCCTCCCAGTTGGCGGCTGCTTGACCTTCGTTGGTCAATAGCTCCACGTCCTGGTCTTTGTGGGATTTGCCTCCCTGGAAGATCTCAGACTTGATCTCCTCGATGATTGCGTAGCGTACCTGCACCCAGACCCAGGTCGAGAACCGACCCTTCTTCGGACGCCAGGTGAGCAGAGCTTCACCGATAGCTACGTTACCCACCGAAATGCACTCATTGTACATATCGTGGCTCGTGATCTCCCCTACGTTGCGCATCTTGTTCGCAAGCTTCAGGACCAGGCGAACCCCGTGCATCCACAGGGTCTGCCAGGCTTCCATGTCACCCTCGATAGTGGCCAGGCGGTGCAACCGCTCCAGCTCACTGTGAGGGATCTTGGGGAACTCGTAGTTCTGCACATCCTTGTGGAACATCTCACTAGTATCGCTCATCTACGATCCTCCGTTCGTACTCCAACAGTTCCGCGTACTCCAGCGGTCCTTCCTCGCAACACGGTGTGTAGATCAGCACTTCGCCGTGGGGTTCACGTATCCGTAACAGATCTTCGTCGTGGTACTTCTCCAGGCACCTGGGACAAACCCATCCACTATTCGGCTGCATGCTTGTCCTCCTCTTGCTCAATGAATTCCCGGAGATCGTCCAGCTGTTGCTGGGCGTAATCCAGTTGAGCCTGAAGCTCTCGCGTCCAGTCCCTCGCCTCACTGCGGCCATGAACTGTTCTCAAGTCAGCAGTATTGAGGTCGTTGCAGATAGAGTTGGCATACCGCAACTCCTCTTTCAAGTTGTTACGGGTGTCAACCCCTCGGATTTGAAAACCCATCGATAGTCTCCTGCAGTTCGTAAATGGTGCCAAGCAGTTCGTCAATGACGGCTGCTGCCGTGGTAAGATCGCCTGCCGTATTCCAGTTAGCAGCTCTAGCCTGGCGCAAGCCCTGCTTCCTGAGATGGGTGGCGAACTCATCCGGCTCGACGGTGTCGAGTACTCCGATATCAATCTCACTCATAAGTATTCTCCAATGGTTACCCAAACCCGCCGAAGCGGGGTATCTTTAACCATATACCAGCTCACCAAAGATTGCAAGCTGGATGATTGCGTCAGCTCCTTCAGCATCCAGTGCTGCAGCATCCCCATCGAGGATACATTGTAGCACGTCACGCTTCAGATAGCTAGCTAGATTGCTCGACATGGCTGCGTTCAATGCTGCCCAGATTTTGGCCTGGCCAATAGCATGAATGGTTCCTTCCTCAATGTCAAGCACATTCGCTGAGAGCACCCAAGCTGTCTCTGGATCGCGGTGCGATTTGTAAGCAAACCAGTCACCCCAACCAGATTCCACAGCAGTTGTCAAGATACCAGTTGTGATATCTTTGTGCTGCTCTTGAGAAACTCTCATCACTGCATGAAAATCATACATAGGTATATCTCCGTGGTTGTCCTAGACGCCCCCGAAGGGGCCTGTTGATTAGATAAGTGCCTCGATCACATCAGCGATCTGTGTGAACGTAGCACCCCGGTCATTCAGCGCTGCCAGCTGATCTGCCACCTCATCATGCAGATCCCAGAAATCATAGATGTCCTGGGATGGCATCTGGTTACAGCGGTCGTCGCTCCCAGCGAGCTGAAAATAACCGTTACCCACGTCCGCAACTTCTTCAGTCAGTTCGCAGAGAACTCCGAGACAGCA